GCCTCGGCCGCAGAATTATTCAAGGCCAACGGCACGCCGGTCCTCGGCTACTCCCACTGCCTTTGCGGATGCGGGACCGAGTTAGATTTGGAAATACAGGTCCTCCATCCGTATGCTTATGCGCCAAGCCACAACCCGCTCTCGAAAAAGGATAAGAAGAACCAGAAGCGATCCAGGCCACGAAAGAGTATCTTGGTGGGGAGTTTGGCAAAGGTCGCCCAGCCGTTGCTATACATACCAAAGGAAGAGCCCATGCCGGACACAGACCCCCTGAAAGAATACAGAACGTTATTTGAGAAAATGATTCATAATCTCCCCTGGCCACAATTCAAAGAACTGCTGACGCTGCTCCTCGAAATTCAAACAAGAAAGGATTCTTCTTGATGCCCACACCCATGAGTAAGGACTTGGTGAAAGGCGACCAGGTTGCCTTGTACTTACAGGTGCCACTTTCCACAGTCTATAAGCTGGCCCGAGAGCGAAAACTGCCAGGGCATAAGGTCGGGAAGCATTGGCGTTTTTTTATCGGCGAAGTCGAGCGATGGATAATCGACGGTCAACCGACACTGCCTCCGCACAGGCAGAGGAAGGCAAAAGTTGATGCTGGTATTGTCACGGAAAGAAGGTGAGACGATTTTTATTGGAGAAGATATTCGAATTGTGCTCCTCACGCTCCACGGCAAGCAAGCGAGGATCGGGATCTCCTGCCCTGACTACTTGACGGTGATGCGAGCGGAACTGGGGAAACGAACGAGGAAAAATAGGTGGCCGAACTGCTCGCCGGAGGAGATTACTTACCTACATCATCGGTATGATGAATTGAGGGAATGGTGGGAACTTACTAAGATGGTAGATAGGGAACGAGAGTTTAATGACATCGATGCGTTTTTAATTCAACTCCGACGATGGGCCTTGATTGAATACATGGAACGCTACAGCCACTGGTACAAGGAGGCGTAGCATGACCACGGAGGAGGAAATGGATAATTCCCAAAAACCAGAAGGAAGCTGCTGCCCGAAATGCGCAGGATTTTATTTGTGGGGAGATGAAAACGGACGCTGCCTGTGTTGCGGTTTTCATTGGAACCCCACCATCCAACCCAAGGGGTTTAAGATTCCGCACTGCTGTTTTGGTCAATGCGTTAAACCTATTGATCGTTTCGAACAAATATTTTGTCCCACGCATGCGAGGGAGATGGTGAACGCCGGAGCCAGAAAGAATATCCAACGCCAACGTAATTACACCAAGCGGAAAGGGAATCAAGAGGAAGGTGCTATTCGACTAAACGCACCCATAATGGTAAAACTAAAGTCACACCACAAGAAAACGGTAGCTTAGGGTCGCGTAAGGATGCCTTTCCAGACATTCATAATCGCTGCGTGGTCCAGCCTACCGCTGGGAGCCAGGGGGGTTTTCTGGTTTTCCTCCCTGGCCTTCCTTAAGGATCTATGACGACAGCCGAAGTTTTCTTTGATAAGTGCTGCGGACTCTGTCGCTTCTTCCTCCTGCGACCCCAGAGCCTTACCCACGGAACTTGCACCGAACCCACCAACGAATTCTGTCGAACCGAATATTTCGGCGGAAATTCCTGCTGGAAGTTTAAGGCCAAGCCGGACCAGGCCGAGCATCCCCTTAACAAATAGCAGACACCCTATGCAGATCAACTATCTCCCGCTTTCGGAAATCGAACCCGCGATCCGTAATCCCAAGAATCATGACCTCGATGCGCTACATGAAAGTTTCAGCCGTTTTGGGTTTGTGATGCCCTTGCTAAAAAATATGACGACAGGCCGGTTGACGGTCGGCCATGGGAGATTGGAGGAACTGCAACGGGCGAAAGAAGGAGGCCAGGAGCCACCGAAAAATATTAAAGTGGAGGGTGAGGAATGGCTGGTGCCGGTTATCGAAGGTCATAGTTTCAAAGACGATACCGAGGCCGAAGCATACCTTCTGGCCGACAACCGTTTGGTGGAGGTAGGAGGCTGGACCAACGAGGAATTGGTCCCGATCCTGAAAGACCTGCGGGACCGGCAAGCCCTGGCCGGCACCGGCTACACCACGGAAGAAGTCGACAAATATATCCGGCAGGATATCCTGGAAAAACAACAACTTCTCGACGATTCCGATACCGTAATGGAGCCTCCCAAAAATCCGGTCAGCCAGGAAGGCGATTTGTGGGCTTTGGGCGACCACCGTTTGATGTGCGGAGATTGTACCGATGAGCAGGCGGTTCGACGGCTGTTGGGCAACGTGGAGCCATTTCTGATGGTAACCGACCCTCCCTATGGCGTCGACTACGACCCAGAATGGCGAGCCGAGGTGGGCCTCAACGCTAGGGAAGGTCCCGCGCATGGCCTGGTCGAAAATGACGATCGGGAGGATTGGCAATTAGCCTGGCGACTTTTCCCTGGAGCGGTCGCCTACATTTGGCATCCCGGCTCGGGGAAAGCCTCGGAGGTTTTGGCGAGCCTACGAGCGCAGGGATTCGAATTGCGAACGCAGATCATTTGGAACAAGAGCACCTTTGCGATTAGCCGGTCGCACTACCATCACAAACACGAGCCTTGCTTTTACGTTCACAAGCCAGGCACCTCGGCCAAATGGATCGGTGGTCACGATCAAACGACCGTCTGGGATATCCCGAAAAATGCCAGAAACGATAGCGGCCACTCCACGCAGAAACCCGTGGAATGTATGCGTCGGCCGATGCTCAATCATTCGAGCGACGGCCATCCGGTTTACGACCCGTTCCTCGGTAGCGGGACCTCGATCACGGCCGCAGAAAGTGTCGGCCAGTTTTGCTATGGCCTGGAAATTTCGCCGGCTTATTGCGACGTCATTATCGAACGCTGGAAAAAATTAACGGGAGGATCACCAAGGAGAATGAATGGGAGCTGATAGTAAAAAGTGCGGAGCCAACCTCCGGAAGAAGCCTGGTCTGCATTGCCAGAAACTTCCCATGATCGGCAAGACCCGCTGCCGGCTTCACGGCGGAGCCACGCCGGCTGGGCTTGGCTCGGCCACGTTTAAGCATGGCCGCTACTCGAAAGTCCTCCCCATGAACCTCGCGCTTCACTACGACCTGACCGGCACCGATCCCGAGCTCCTGACCCACACGCCGGAGCTGCGGCTGCTCGATACACGGCTGCATAGCCTGGTCAGTGAATTGGGAAAAACTGATCCGCATAAAGCCCTGGAGAAAATCATTTCTGCTTGGGAGGCGTTTCAACGCTCTCGAACGAGCGGGGAGATGAATCCCGCTGTATGCCTAGAGGCCGTGGGCAATGCGATCAAGGAAGTGCCGATTCAGCAAACGTATCTCTGGGGCGATGTTTTAGAGGTGGTTGAATCGCGTGGGAAAATACTCGAACGGGAAACTCGAAGGATACGGGAATCCGAGCACACAATGGAGGCACCACAACTGATTATGATCATAGAATTTGTTGCGGATATCGTGAGACAGGCGGTAACACATTATGTTGATCGAACAATTGCCAGTCGTATCCTCACTCGAGTCTCGGGAGAACTCTCAGGATTGGTTAATCGGCAATCTAGCCAGGCGGTTGGACCCGAAACAGTCAGCGCCTAAAAACGACAGTGCGCTGTTCTGGCAGACCTGGTTATTAAAAAATTTCGGGACATTCTTCCTCACTGAAAACCGCGAGGCATCCTTTGCGACCTACCACGAAGAGTTTTGGTTGTGGGTGTATGCCTTAGAAGAATTCGTGCGACCGGAACCGCTGATCGCGGTATGGCCGAGGGAAGGCGGGAAGAGTACCAATGTCGAACTGGCGATTATCTACCTGGCCCACAAGCGGATCAAGCAATATTGCGTGTATATTTCCGGCACTCAAGAGCAGGCGAATGACCACATCGGGAATATTGCCACCGCACTTGAGGGATCTATAATCCAAGAAACGGACCCTGATTTATGCGAACGGCAGCTGGGGAAATACGGCCACAGCAAGGCCTGGCGCATGAATCGATTACGCACAGCCTCGGGATTAACTGTGGATGCCGTGGGCCTGGACGCGATGGGTCGAGGAGCCAAGATCGGCAAACGCCGACCGGACCTGATAGTCTTTGACGATATCGATAAGGACAACGACACCAATGCAGCGGTCGAAAAAAAGATCAATCTCCTTACACGGAAAATCATCCCTTCAGGAAATGAATTTGTGGCGATCCTAGCTGTGCAAAACCTAATCCACGGCCAGTCGATTTTCACCAGGTTCACGGATGGCCGAGCCGAATTCCTTATCGATAGAAAAGTTTCCGGTCCCTATCCCGCGCTGGCCGATTTCACATTTAGCAAAGCCACCGATGGCAAGGCCACGATCACAGGTGGCGAACCGACCTGGGACAACCTTAGCGTCAATCGCTGCCAGCGGATCATTAACGATATTGGCCTGAACGCCTTTCTGGCCGAATACCAGCACGACAAGTCTGCCCAGCAAGGCATGTTCTTTCAGGACATTTGGGTTCCGTCGATTCTGATCATCGACTCGTTTGAAATTCCTCCGCACTGGCGCATTGATCGTTCCTTTGATTATGGCTATTCTGCACCGTTCGCCGTGAATTGGTGGACGACGGCAGATGGGGAAACGCCTGTGGGAAGGCACCGGAGGATCTATCCGAAAGGGACGCTGATCGGGATCCACGAATGGTACGGCTGGAACGGGAAGGCGAACCAGGGCTGCAGAATGTTGGCCGCAAACATTGCCGTTAACATCCTGGCCATAGAAGATAGAACGCCTTATCTCAAAGGACGAGTGAAGCCTGGGCCTGCCGATTCGAGTATTTGGGATGGGCCACCGAACAATTCCGTGGCGACGGACATGGCCGGAAAGAACGTTCACTGGTATGCTGTCGACAAAGGTCCAGGCTCGCGGATCAATGGGGCGAGACTTTTTCGGGAACGCATTCAGGCGTCAAACCAAACGCCGATGACGCAGCCAGGGTTTTTCGTTTGGAGGAATTGTGTGCAGCTGGTTCGGTGTTTGCCGGACCTCCCGCGAGATCCGTTAGAGCCGGACGACGTGAATACCGAAAGCGAAGATCACAACTACGACAGCAGTCGATATCGAATACAATGGAAGCCGCAACTTATCACCACAGGACGCACCGTTGGAATGTATTAATTCCTTAACCGTTTCGAGCAATCCGATGTTGGTCGAATCACCTTGTGCCTATCTAAGGAGGTTCAACTATGCCCAGCACCGGAAACACGCTCCTGCCAGCCACGCAGAGTGCGATCGTCAATACGACAGCCTCTGACTCCGTTCAAACCAAACATCCCGAGTGGATACAGGCCGCACCCGACTGGGTCCTCTGCCGCGATGCCGCAGCCGGCGAGCGCAGAGTAAAAGAAAAGCGCGAGACCTACCTTCCCTCCACCTCCGGTATGCGATCAGCCGGCATGGGAAGCAAGCAGGAAGGCCTCGCCATGTACAACACTTACTTGATCAAGGCGGTCTTTCCGTACCTGGTACAGCCGGCAGTCAATGCCCTGGTCGGAGTGATGCATCGGGAAACTGCGGTGTTTGAATTGCCGCCACAAATGGAACCGCTCCGCGAGAACGCGACCCTCGAAGGCGAATCCCTCCAGACGCTGCTCATGCGAATCAACGAAGCCCAATTACTCACGGGACGCATTGGCCTGTTGGCTGATGTGCCGACCGGCCAAGGTGGCATCCTCCCGCATATCGTCGTTTACGATGCCGAGTCGATTATTAATTGGGATGAATCGCGCAGACCGGATGGACGCAAACGAGTGGACCTGGTGGTGTTGGACGAGAGTGATTGGGAACGATCGACCGGCTTTGGCTGGGAGTTTCAGAACAAATACCTGGTGCTCGACCTGGTGCCGAGTGATTCTTTGACGGAAAACTTCGAGGATGTCCGGAAGGTCCAAAGCGGTCAGGCCGTGTTGTATCGTAGCCGGCTGGAAGTGGTCGACGATGAATCGATCAAGAATGAGCAAGCCAACCGGCAAACAGAAGTCACGCAGGTGTCCGGAGCGACGACGCTTGAAGGCGTGACGCCTGCCCTGCGCGGGATGACCCTTGAGGAAATCCCTTTCGTCTTTATTGGTTCGGTGGATTTAACGCCAACACCGGATCAGATTCCTATGCTCGGCCTTACCAATTTATCTTTTACCATTTATCGAGGCGAGGCCGATTATAGGAACACGCTCTTTATGCAGGGCCAGGATACGCTCGTCACAATCGGAGCGATGCAAGGAGAAGGCGAACAAAAGGTCAGCTTCGTTGGTGCCGCTGCCTCGCTCAACCTTCCACTCAATGGCGATGCGAAATACATCGGAGTCTCAAGCGACGGTCTGCCCGAGCAACGAACTGCCTTAGAGAACGACTACAACAAGGCTTCCGAATTGGGCGCGAACCTTTTGTCCTCCAGTCGCGGCGCGGCCAAGGAGGCAGAAGAAACCCTGCAGATACGAGTGGCTGCTCGCACAGCCAGTATTACCACCGTCGTCGTAGCCGGCGCAGTGGGCTTGCAAACCCTCTTAAGGAAAATGGCTAAGTGGATGGGCCTTGATCCGATGACGGTCATCGTCACTCCTAACATGGACTTCATCCCAGACAGATTCAACCCGAAAGAACTCCTCGACTTCATGGCTGCGAAGAATGCCGATGCACCGTTCGCCCTGGAAAGTATCCACAACTGGGGACGCGAGAAAGGCATCACCGAACTAACCTTCGATGAGGAAATGACAAAGATCGAGGAAGAGCAAAAACAACTGGATGATATGCGAGGCACCGAAGAGGACGACGAGACCATTGAGATGCGGACGCTCATGCTCGATCAACTCCGGAGGCAGGGACAGGCTAATTCAAATCAACCGGCGAAAACTCCCGAAGGGTAATCGATGGCCCTTACCTCCAATGAGCAGATTCGGGACGCGCTTATCAGGCGTCAAACGAGAATCCTCCGACTCGGCACGACTCTAGGAAGTGATATGCGGAGGCTGCTGAGGTTGGTAGATGACGACCTTCGTAAATTGATCGAGGTCCGGAGTAGTCCACTCACTGGTAACAGGAGGAAATTCGGCAAGACCCGCACTGCTCGGGCCAATGCTTTAATGCAGGCGATTCGGGATCTACAGAAGCCCACCTACATAGAAATCAATCGAGAGATCAAAGCCGCCATGGGCGAAATTGGTGTGCTCGAGGCCCAGTTTACGAAGTCGACCATCGAGGCAGCATTGCCGGTCGTGGTTGATTTGGCTTTACCCACTTCGACGCTGCTGAATGCCATCGCTACGAAGCAGCCTTTCGAAGGCCGCATCCTTTCAAAGTGGATCCGCGATCTGAACAACACCGACACCAATCGGATGATGGATCAAATCCGAATCGGGATGGTCAATGGCGAGGGCGAGAAGGAAATCACTCGCCGCATCTTTGGAACGGCCACACAAAACTTTCGAGATGGAACCCGCGCACTCACCAAGAGAAACGTGGAAGGGATCGCTCGCACAGCGGTGTCGTTCATCACCAACCAGGCCAGACAGGAAGTCTATGCGGCCAACCGAGCGATTATCCCAGAGGAGGTTTATGTCGCCACGCTCGATGGCAAGACCACCTTGCAGTGTATTGGGTTAGATGGAAGGATCTTTAGGAATGGCGAAGGGCCGGTCCCACCTGTTCATTTTAAATGCCGATCATTACGTGCACCAGCGGTCAATGGAAGGGCCATTGGAGAACGCACAGCTAAGGCTGTGTCAAAACAAATGCTGGAAGGGTTAAGCGAAAAAGAGCAGCGGTCTTTGATCAACAAGTTAACAGGACAAGTCCCAGCGACTGAATCCTATCAAAAGTTTCTGAAGAAACAACCAGTTGGTTTCCAAAATGATATCTTGGGTAAATCAAAAGGTGCGCTGTTTAGAAAGGGGGGTTTGACAGTTGATAAGTTCACCGACCCAAGAGGAAAAACATTCACGCTTGCGGATCTCAGGCGGGACCATCCAGAGGCATGGATCAAAGCGGGTTTGCCAGATTAATAATTCACAGTTAGTATACTTATCGAAAGGGACACGCAATGGCGAAATTAAAAGCGGTTTACGACAAAGAAGAAGATATTCCAGTTGAATACAAAGCCCTTTTTAAGCAAAAGGACGAGAAGTGGGCCATAGAGATTGAGGGCATCCAGACTGATGCCAACGTCGCCAGGCTGGAATTTTCCATTAAAAAAGAACGAGATGAGAATGCCAAACTCCGCGAGGAAGCCAAACTCCACGGCAAGACTCCCGAGGAAGTGGTCGCCCTGGCCGAGGAGCTAGAATCGGTTAAGGCCCAACTGGAAGCCGGAGGAGGCAAGCCGGATCAAGAGGCGACTGCCAAACTCGTCGATGCTCAACTCAAGATCAAAGTCGGGCCACTCGAACGAAGCATCCTGAAGCTGACCAAGGAGCGCGACGAGGCCGTGGGCGCGACTCATACGCTTACCGGCGAAATCACGACAGGCAAAATCGAGCTGGCCCTACGTGCAGCGGCTGAAAAAGCGAAGGTGGTCCCTTCCGCGATTCCCGATGTGGTGATGCGCGGTTTGCGGGACTTCGAACTTATCGAGCACGAAGGCAAGATCCGCATCGTCACCAAAGAAGGGCATGCCACACCAGGGATCGAGCCGGAAGTCTGGGTCGAGGACCTCTCACAGATCGCTCCGCACTATTGGCCAGGCAATCAAGGCGCGGGAGCCAATGGATCTGGGATACAACTCGGCATCACCGAGAACAACCCATGGACAAAGGGGCATTGGAACGCGACAGAAAAAGGCAAGATCATCGAAAAGTATGGCAACGAGAAAGCCGGACAGCTAGCGAAGGCTGCTGGCTCTACTCTCTACGCACTCGAGCCACCAAAGGCATAGGAGGTTTATAGACAAAAAGTAACCGCCCACCAATCCCGTCCGGCACGTGATTGCATTCGACAATCAACCTGGCGTGGGAAATTCCGATGATTTTCCTGCCGTTAATTAAACGCAAATTAACAGGAGGAAAATCTCATGGCCGCAGGACCTATCACTCAAGTCGCAGATGTAATTGTTCCCGAAATATTCACTGCTTACGTTCAACAAATCTCAGAACAGAAGTCTCGGATTGTGCAATCCGGAATTTTGGTTTCTGATGCTGAGATGAACAACAAGCTGGCTGGTGGAGGCTTGACCTTCAATATGCCAAGCCAACGCGATCTCGACGACGACGTTGACAACGTTTCCAGCGATGACGTAGCCGATTCAGTGGCTGCTGATTACGGAGCCGGCACTCCAGCCACTCGGCTGGATTCCATTCCTTTGAAAGTACAAACCGACCAGGAAATTGCGGTGCGCTTATCGCGTAACAACTCCTGGTCCTCGGCTGACCTGGCTGCGGCTTTGGCCGGCCACGATCCGATGATGGGTATCGCTTCCCGAGTAGGAAACTACTGGGCGCGACGGCTACAAGCGGCCTTTGTCGCTACCATCAATGGCGTGATTGCCGACAACGTCGCCAACGATGCAGGCGACTACCAGAACGACATTTCTGGCGGTGGCTTTATCGATGGCGTCACGAACTTCAGTGCTGAAGCCTTCGTGGACGCGGCTGTAACGATGGGAGATTCGATGGGCGGACTAACGGCCCTCCTGGTTCATTCCATTGTGTTTGCTCGTATGCAGAAAAATAACTTGATCGATCAAATCCCTGATGCCAGGGGCGAGATCCTGATCAATACCTTCCTGCAACGCGAGGTGATTATCGATGACGGCCTGCCGAATACTGCTGGCGTCTTTGATAGCTGGCTCTTCGGTTCAGGGATGGCTCGTTTGGGATCTGGGACACCCAAGGTTCCGACCGAAGTGCAACGCTACCCACAAGCCGGCAACGGTGGTGGGCAAGAGGTGCTGTACAACAGGAATGAGTGGAGCATTCATCCTGCCGGCCATGCCTACACCGGAACGCCTCCGATCGGTGGACCTGGAAACGGCACCGGCGCGAACGAGCTGAACAATGCGGCTTCGTGGAACCGTGTGTGGCCCGAAAGAAAGATGATTAAGTTCGCTCGATTAGTGACTCGGGAAAGCTAACAGTCATTAGCTTTTTTGTTGTCAGGATGCGTCGGGCAGTTTGGAAAAGTTTTCCTCTGCCCGCGCATCACCAACCTTTACTAATTGGAGGATTTGAGCATGGGCAAAGGATTACCACGGAGCCATCAGGCTTCCCTAATTGGACAAGTCAACGTTATTCAAATCCCCTTGAATGGAAAAGGGGGAGTGGGGCTTTTCGAAGTCGACGGAGCCAGCGGTGTTGGTTTCGGATCGATGCAGATCGGTGGATTCCCAGAAGGGTTTATCCATTTTATGGGCGCATCCTGTTCCCTGAGTTTCGCGGGATCAGGAGCCGACGCAGGGTTAGTCGATACCTGGGCTGGCGACTTTGCGGTAGGGACCACGCCGGCAGGCGACGGCACTCTTACTGCTGGCG